GCGTTTGCCTCTGCATCTACTGTAGCAGTACCTAGTTGAGATGTACCTACTACGCCTGTTACTGAGACGTTTGCCTCTGCATCTACTGTAGCAGTACCGACTGAACCTGTACCTACTACACCCGTTACCGGAGCGTTTGCCTCTGCATCTACTGTAGCAGTACCGACTGAACCTGTACCTACTACACCGTCAACTGAAACAATTGTTAAGTCAGTGCCCCAAGGGGTTTGCCCCCAAGCGCCTTTACCCCAACCTATGTACTCTACAGAAGACGGCATCTAACCGGCCTAAGCGATACGTACTATAGCATTTGAAGCATCTGCTGCGGGGAATTGCACAGTGAAGTCACCTGCGGTAGACGTTTTGTCTGCCCCAAAATCAAGCACTGCAACCGCTGGGTTACTGCCTCCTGACTTGTATATAAGAGCGCCCCTAGCGGTAATCGTTGCGTTTGACCACGTAGTATCCGCAAAGTCTAAAAATGCTGTAGTACCAGACGCCGCAGGATTAGCAGAGATACTTAACGTATTTCCCCCCGCAGTGTAATTTGTACCTGACACTTCGTTAGTAGTAGCGTAGGCTGTAGTAGTTGCGCCTAGGGATGCACTAGATGTATACAGTGCGATTTTAAAAGTTTGTCCAGTGTTGCTACTAAAGTCCATCTCTCCATCTAAAAGAGCGATTTTAAAAGAAGTACACATCGCTTGTGAAATTGCCATTTTTTAGTTCCTCAACTAACTGGTGTTCTGAACTGTCCAGAACGGTATGTATCTTCTCGTAACTTACCGTCACCAAGATTCTTTAATAGTCCCATAGACAAAACAAACATTTTCTCGTAGTTGGCTACAATGTCTGGCTCGCCCTTCATAAACCGTATTGCTTCTATCAGCGCCCCGTTCAACAGTGCGGAGTCAAATTCATCTCCTAACCACGTAGTACCTGCGGTAACTATAGATTGGGGGTAATACCCGTAATGAAGCTCCATACTATATGCAGCGTTAGGAGTTGGCCCTACTATAAAGGAGTCATCATCAAAGTACGCGTAGTGTTTTGGTAGCCCAGTAGCTGTATTGTTGGGGTAGGCTTCACGTATAAAATTAACGTCTTTGTTTAGAAGAAACGTGTAATTACCACTACCGTCTATAACCGCTAAAGAGTACGACCACAAAAAGTCAGTGGGCATACCTAGGTACTGATTCCCGTTAGATAGCGTACCTGTAACATTCTTACGCAACGCGGGTATCTGAACTGAGTTATATATCTTTTGCTCGGCCTGTTCCGTAAACATAGCAAGCTGGTCATCTGTAAATGAGTTCTCACAAATGTCTTGGATATTAGCTTTCAGTTCTGTGTAGTTCATAGCCTATGCCATCGGGCCACGGGCATATAACCCTTTAGTTGCGGCCCCAGTACCACGAACTTTAACTTTACCACCTTTAGAGTAAGCACTAGTCATAGACTTGCCAGTTTTCTTGGCTTCTTTCTTGGCAGCTTTTTTACCTGCGTCTGTATACGCAAACTCTTTATTTCCTACTTTTGGCATCTTACTGCTCCTATTAAGTTATTACTGTAACTTGCCCTATACTACCAGTCATAATTAGCACGTTGGGTGTTAGATTGTAAGGATCAAACCCGCCACCTACAGGACTCCAACCCCACTGAGTACCTCTGCTACTGTAATCTCCTGACTCACCCAAACTAGTGTCGGGCCGTGGGCCACGTAATGCTTGCGGGTCGTTTACTGGAAACTCACCTAGTCTATTTTGGGGCTGGTCTTCATCCCAACACTCGGGACACGCTTTTATATTAGTGTCTCTATCTTTAACTATAAGGCTCTTTAGCTCTTTTAGTTTGTATTGCCACCCACACACATCACAGTAGGCTATGGCTATCTTATTAGAGGCAAATTGATTAGCCATGTTTATACGTACCCTATACGGGGGGTAAACCTAGCTGAGGTCTTCTCTCTGTCTTCTCCTGCGGCTAATTCAAACTGTTCATCATACACAGCTTTTAGCATAGGGACTCTATCAACCATTTCCGGTATCTTCATAGATATGTAATAAGCTAACCCTGCCACTAGGCAAGGAAAGAATCTAAAATTCATGTCCGCAGTTTGTATACCACTGCCTGCGTCTTCTATTCTACGCATACGCCAGTAGTATAAAACGTAGTCGTTAGTATCGGGTATAGGCCACAGGTTAACTTTAGGAGCGTCGCGTAAACGCTCGATGTACATCTGTATGGGCCTACCTTGTGTTAACTTGTTAGGAATAGACGCGTAAGTACTTACACTAATACGACTTAGGGTGAGATCAGATTGGGTTGCTGCGTTGCCGCTGCCGGTGCGTATTTGCTGTTCTAGCAGGTCTATAGTGTCTGCGGGTAGGTCATACTGCGTCTGCCCTTTAACTAAATTAACAGTGCCACTATCTATAGTCCACATGTTAATACCACGGTTCTGCCACTCAATAGTAAGTAGGTTCATAGAACGTCGGGCCGTGCGAAGATCATACCCAGAGCGCATCTCACGTCCAGCACGTTCAAACGCTTCTTCAGCGATCTCTGTGAAGTCCATATTAAACGTGGAAGTGCCTGATGTAGCCATTACTTGTTTCTCCGTTTAGTGGCTGATACTCTTCTAGGCTTACCTGCCGGTTGCCCTAACCTCTTTTTCTCAGCTACTTTCTTTTTCTTCTCGGCGCTAGACATCTCGCCAGAAGTCTTAGGAGTCTTCTCAGATACCCGTTTAGAGGGCCTACAATACGGGGTACCACGTCCATCTCCTTTTTTACGGCCACAAGCCTTACCAGTTTTAACGTCTTTCCAATCTTCTTGGAACCACCGTTTTAGAGACGCGCCTTTTTCTGTCTTGCGTATCTTACCACCAGACTTGTAGTACGCTCGCATTACTTACCAGCCTTTTTCTTCCGGCATTTAGCAATAGCCCCCGACGCGTAAGCTGACGGAAACACTTTATATTGCTTTTTTACTTTGGTGTAGCAGGCGTCTTTTACTGTACCGCCTTTTTTATAGCCACAACCACAGCTACTTTGCTTGTAGTACCTACGCATTAAGCGCCCTTCATTTTAACCATTTTGCACTTACGTACAGCCCCTCCGCGAGCCATACCGCAGCCACGAATCTTGCCGCCTTTTTTCATACGAGGCATACCTTCGTTGCTTTCACCCATACTAGGGCGTTTCTTCTTTGCAGGCATTGGGCTAGACTCGGAATCGCCCATCATCTGCATAATTTTGTCTTTATTCATCTTCTTCATCTAGATCACCACCTTAATTAGCATTTCCATCGTTTCCTAGCTTGCCGTAGCCTTGAATTGGGGTCTTTAGCCGCTTTAGGAAACTTCTTCATTTGTCCAGCAGAACGGGCACAGTAGGACTTACGCCTGCTAGCTCGCTTACCTGTTGGTTTGTCTTCAGTAACCGCAGTTTTTAACTTAGAACCGGGGTTATTTCTTCTATACTTAGCTACTCCCTTTGCAGTCATACCTGCACCGGACTTAGTGGGTCGTTTATCGCCGCTCTTCTGGCTCATACCCTTCATACCGGTGCTTTTACGTACTGACCCACCTTTGGCATAGTAACTACGCATCACTGTATCACTCTATAAGCAGGGTCATCGTGTTCCCCGTGCCAGTAAAGGCAGAAACAAAACAACCATCGCTAGCGAGGATGCCATCATTTGGGATATACACGTCATTCCAACCAGTAGGCAGGGTTAACTGAAGTATAATTTCTCCCGTGGCACTTCCACTACGGATAGTAAATGCGGCTGCGGCTGCGGCGTTGACTAGAACACCTTGCAGTCTACCGCGTGATGGGCCTACAAGTGCAGCACTATCACTTGCCGCAAAGTTATAAGCTCGTACTTCTTGACCGGCCATAATCTATTCCTTACGGTTGAATTGCAGTATTAAACGCCTGTGCATACATTACAGTGATGACCGCACTACCAGCGTTAGTAGCCGCTGAAGAAGTTACAGTAAGACGCAGGTCAGAAGAACCGGTATCTTTCCACGCTAGCGTTCCACCACCTTGGGTAGTAACAGTCTTTAGGCCAACACTAGTGCCAGAAGCCAGAGTATTAAGGAACGTAGCTGCACCACCACCTGCCTGTCCAACACTGATGTTGGTAGTAGCATTAGCTGCCACTTCTAGGTCAACTAGGATGTTAACTATCTTAGAGTTTGCGGGGATAACGATATCAGTGGCTACAGCGGCTAGTGCGCCACCGGACAAGTCAGCTACGTACTGCTGAGTCATTACAACATAGCCAACGTTTGCTACGTCAGTACCTACTGTTGTACCGTTAGTATTACGGATGTTACCTGCCCGAATAGGGCCAGAGAAAGTAGTATTCGCCATTAGAGGATTCTCACATGTGAGTTAAGGCAAATCTGTCTACATGTCGTCAGTCGGGTCTGTCAGATTCACCGGATTGTTTCCCGATGTAAGATAACTTATCACAGTGTGTGTCTTTTAGTCAAACATAAAAAAAGGGGCCGAGGCCCCCCTTTAGTGCAACATGTTACGCCCCCGGAGAGCCGTATATGCCTAGTGGATCGGAAACACCAAACGAGTAGCGTTCACGAGCCTTGTATCGGCTGTTGCCGGTATCGAAGTCAGCATCCATAGAAGTAGCCATAGGACTACGAACGAAGTGCTTCAAACCGTTAGGTACGTCAGTCATCATAAACCAAGCGTCGGTGTCAGTCAGATAGTGATTGACCGCATATCCGCCGGGTACTGCGCCGTTAGACATAATGGCGTTGATGTCGTTATCAGCCGTTCCTACACGACCCTCAGTCTCAAGCAAACGAGTTGCAACAAACTGTAGAGCAGGTGGGATAACTAGCTTCTTAGGCTTGGCCGCGATCAAAAGACCACGCTCATCGGTATAGCCAGCAATCTGAATGATAGCTGCTTCCAGAGAAGTTTCGTTAAGGTCAGCCGCAACCGTAGGTCGGTTGGAGTTAGTACCCCCAGAAACAAGTGGATGCGCTGTTGAACACAGAGCTTGCCCGTCACCGTAAGTGGTGCCAGCAGCAAAAGCATTGTTCAGGATATCTGACGCTTTAACTTGCTTAGTGTATGCCATAGCGCGAGCCAGTGCTTTAGTGTAACGAGATGACAGAGAGTCATACAAGTTATCTTCGATGGCTTCTTCAGTAATACTAAAGCCCATCGCCACAGTCTCGTGCGTATAACGTGCGCTCCATGCTTCCTGCGCGTTGTCATACTCAATTGCAGAACCTTCCGCCTTAGTTGGGGCAGAGCCAAAACCAGACAGTTTAGTTTCTTCTTCAAAAGAACGGTCAGAGGTTTCAGTCTCGAAAATCTCTTTATGCTCTTCGCCATATTTCGCGTACTCCAAACCAAACAGTGCATTCAGTCCGGGTAACAGCTCTTTAAGTAATTGACTTCTTGAAATAGCCATCTAGTTATTCTCCCACGATGCCGGTACCCATTTGATGGTACGGTAGGTTAAATTTAACCAAGACATCAGTCTTAGCGTCGCCAATGGCAGAACCGGGCTTAGTTACAAAACCGATTACTTTAAACGCTTTAGTTGCAGTAGCAGTAGTAGCGTCCAACGCAACGTTGGATTTACCAGTGGAGGTGTTTACAGAAGTAGTTGCATTCTGAGCACCAGTCAAAGGAGCATTGTGACCAAGAGCAGTCTGAGCGATAGCGCCGTCAGCTTGTACTTGGAAAGTTACACCCGGATCAGTTACCACGTAAGCAGTAGCATTAGCAGTGCCTGATGGGTAGTACTGAGCAAAGATCAACTGACCTTCAGCATTAATGTATTCACAACCAACGAACACACCCAGAGCACCAATACTGCTGCCGCCAAGGTTGTTAGTAGTTGCGTCTGCACCAGTGCCAGAAGCTAGTTGGACGTATCCTGCATTTAGTTCAACAATAGAACCATAGCCAATATTTTGAGCTACGCCAGCAGGAGTAATAAGAAAAGCGTCACGGGCACCGGCATATGGTGTTCCGTCAGCTTTACGTACGGGAACAAACCCGTATGGAGAGGCTGTACTTGCCATTTATTTCACCTATTAGATTAATTTAAGTTCCGTTACCAAAGGTAACTTTTGACCTACGGTCGTTAAACAACGGCATCCGTGGGTCGTTCTCTCGCATTAGGCTGTTATCTACTGATTGCATCTGCGCTTTACTTTGGTCGTTATAATAAGTATTGCGTTCGTCAACCATTTCAACGGGGGCTTTACATAGCATTAGTCCACCAATTATCAAGTTATCCTTGAACTTTTCGTTCTCTATAGACACAAGAGTAATCTCTGGGTGGTCTGACGCTTTTACTGGCTCCCAACCTTCGCGTAATTTTGATGATACGTTAGTGGCGTCAACGGTGCCTTGCGTGCTCACCCGAATCCAGCGAAATGCATAGCCCGGCTCAGGATTAGGAGAAGGTAATACTTCTGGTCTAGTCCAAGCCGCTTTGCGGGCCGTTTTTTCACGGGTAGTGTCTTCACGCTTAATTTTGTTTTCAGCCATCATACTTTCCTCATCTCTTCTGCAACCTTTTTGGCGTATAAGTCTAAGGGCACACCAAGTTTTTTAGCTATAGCCACCTGTGTTTGCGTTAATCGCACCTTTTTAGGCGCTGTGCTCCGCGTAGCGGGGGCAACCACATTAGACTGTCGCTTACTTGATTTTTCCTCTAACTCTTCAGTTTCCTCAAATTCTTCAGGAAAGGTATTTCGCATACGAGCATTAATAGTCTCGTAGTATTCATCGCTACCGGTGTCCACACCTTGTTTAACCAACTTACTGTGTACACCCATAGCATAAGCTGTCATCTCGTCATCGGAGCCGAACCAAGAATTTTCATTTGCCCATGCGGACGCTTTGGTATCTGACTGAATTGGAGCTTCTTGCGGTATTTGTACAGGAATTTCTGCTTGTTGTAAAGACTCTGGCTCAAAATCTCCTAGTTTATCTGCCTTTATCTTAGCGTTTGTTAGTTTTTCTTGTGCATCTAACAGTTTATCTGCATCCCCGGCCTCATACGCTCGTTTGTATGCCCGCTTTGCAGATAATACTTCTATAGCGGAATTCTTTTTAGCCTGCTCTAGTAAAGCTGCTTGATTCTTTTCTACGCTACCCTTTAACTTGTTGTTCTCGTCAACAAGGGACTTAGCAAACGCTTCCATTTCCTGTCTTTCACGATGCGCTGATTCTTTAGCCCGTCGTTCATCATGGTAGCCCTTACTAAAGTGTTGTATACGCTTACGGACTTTATCTGAGTAATCTTCTAACTCCTCATCAGTAAGGTCTGTGGGAGGTGCAGAAGCCTTGCGCCCCCTATCTGCTTTCGGCGTATCGTCTACAATCTCAAGCTCTACCTCTACTTCTTTTTCTTCTTCGGCAGGCTTTTCTTCTGGAGCGGGTTTACCAGATATGTCAATTTCTATAGCACTAGAGTCTTCTATCTCTATACCTTTGTCTTCCTGTTCGTCAGGAAAGGTGTATTCTACTTTTTCAAATCCCATTATCTACTCCTCACACTCGTGTAACGCCACGAGGATCGTTTACCACTGCTTCAATTGAATCATCATTCATCAGACGATATTCAACGCCACCTACTCTAAACCGCGTACCAGTATTGGCACGGAACATTACATAGTCCCCCGTCTTACACCAAGGGCCAGTAGGAAAACGCTCTTTGTCAGAATATGCTTCCGCACCCATATCGAGTACAACTCCAATAGTGGACATGATGTATTCGTTGTGCATGTCATTACTGGATTTGAGAATGCCGGTTTCGCCGTACGTATTTTCTACTTCTGGCATGGCTACTAAGACTCGGTACCCCACAGGAGTGGGTATTTGTAGGTCAAGCTCTTCGTCGTTTTCTGCTTCTTTATGTACTATCGTTAGATCAGTCATCGTCATCGTCCATATAGTTACGCGAGAGGTCATTTACATGGTTCAGGCAGGAAGTGAGACCTCGTAGCATTCCTGTTATTTCTTTATACTGAGCGAAGTCTTTAGCTCCCCCATTACTTAGAAATTCTGTTGCAGAGGACATATCATCCTCGATTTTGTTCTTGAGCACGTCAAAGACGGTTTTAGCCATTATTTATTCCTTGCGCTTTTTATTGACCTCACTAGTTGTCTTCATTAAGTCTAGGTCGAGTTTAGTATTAGCTGTCCTTCTATCCGCAGCTAGTTTAGCCCCCGCCTTCTGAGCATCTATTTCCAACTCTTGCCTTTCGATTTCGAGTTGTTGCTGATCTATTGCCGCGTCAGCTTGATCCTTTTGCGTTTTGCGCTGTAGCTCTGCTTGTTTAAGCTGCATGTCGGACTGGTCTTTCTGCGCTTTGCGCTGCACTTCCTGCTGCTTAACCTGTAGCTCTGCTTGCTGTATCTGGAGTACGGGGTCTTGCTGCTGTTGTTGCGCTGCTTTCTGTGCTGCTTCCTGCTGATGTTGTTGCGTAAGCTGTTTACCGCCCTCCGATATGAGCTTAGATAGATGAACTTCAATCTCTTCAGGTAGCTCTTCATTCGGTGGTGGTAGGGTAACGCCCAGCTTGTCTTCCATCTGCTTACGGTACCTGAACCCTATATGCTCGGCTAAGTGAGCTTGTAGCGCAGCCATAATCTGCTGTGCCTGTGGGTTCTGACCGATAGTTTGAGCAACCATAGGGTCTTGCATAAACGACTGGTGCGCCGCTATATGCGCTTCGTGGTCTTGGTTTAAGAACGCTTTTATAGGGGTACCTGTTAGCACGTTCATGTTTTCGCTTACGGGGTCAGTAGGTCTAATATCATCTTCCGTAGGGACTAACTTATCAGCGTTCTTGACGCCGAGCACTTCAATCATCTGGCGATGCAATTGAGGGAGGTTGTATATCTGGGGTGCTTGTTGCGACATCTGCAACACTGCTTGGTACTGCACTACTCGCTGCGCCATCGTAGAGCTATTGGGATCACTTACAGGGATCACATCGACCATAGCGTAGTCGGCTTGACGCGCTGACACTTCACCTCTATTAGGTATGTAGTCGTAATCTATCGACGCTTCTTCAGCCATTATAGCCTTGAGCATCTTAAACTCTAACTTCATAGCGTAGTGTACGCGAGCTTGTACCGCTGCCATTGGTTTTAACGTGCGCTCTAGTAGCGCCAACGTAGTTCCTACAGGGGCATTAGCGGACATGTCAGATATGTTCATATCACTGATAGCACCTAAACGACGGCCTTCAGTAGTTATCTGGTTAAGTAGAGACAGCAGGGTTTGGCTAGGTTCTTTGTACGGTAGGGGCATGATGTTTTCGCGGATGCTACCTGATGGCACATCAACGTCTTTAAACTCTCCCGGTTCTATAGGAGAATCATCACCTTTGATACGTAACCCACGAGACTTCAAACCTCCCGGTAAGTTAGCTAACGTACCAGCGTCCACTAGTTGCCGTATAATCGACGTTCCTGCTTTAGCGTACCCCCCTACTATATGTATCAACCCAAGCCCGTAGAAGCCAAATCCCGGCACGTACACGTAATGTACAAAGTGCTGACGCTTCATATTTAGCATGTCTGACTCGTCCCAATTACGACGTATGGCAAGTATCTCTCCTGTGCCCCGTTCAATTGTGACTATGTAGGGTTTTGCTAGTCCGTCTTCTTCATCCACACCTTCTATATCAAGTTCAGCATGAATCTCGTAAACGGTGTACCGGTCATCGTCGGTGATGTCGTAACCACCTTCTTCGGCTTTTTTCTCTTCAATATCTGTATGGAACGGGGCTGGTTCCCCCAACTCTATACCAGAATAGAACCCACTAACTTGTAGGCGCAACATTTCATTCTTGGTCTTACGCATTACATGAGTAACACGCTCTGCCGACTCTATGTTGGACGCGCCGTATGGCACGATAACGTCTTCTGCGGGAATGTAGATCGCTACTTGTCTACCCATAGTAGGGTCAAAGTAAACTTTCTTAAACGCTGATCCCGCTAACCCTAGGCTGTATAGCATACGCTCGTGTTCGGGGCGATACTCAACCATGTTCTCTGTAAGCTCGTAATTCATGTCGGCTTTGACACGCTCTGCGGCTTCTAACTTGTCTTTAGTTTCTTTACCTAAGACCTTAACTCGTACAGGGCCAGCAGCAGGAAAAGTCTCACTCATGGTCTCTGCTTGAAAACGGATAGCTGCTTCAGCAAGCACGGTAGAATTAACACCGCAAGCGCCTTGCCAAGGACTAGTACGCTCTTCGTACTTAAACCCTAGGATATCAAGCCCTTTAACGTAGGTGTCTGCCCACTCTTTACGGCTATCTACGTCAGCGTCTACCATACCTAGTAGGTCACCTGCTAACTCGTTTAGGTAGCCTTCATCTAACGCATCTACTAGATTAGCATCGAAGTCCATGAGGTCAGATTCTTCAGCGCCCGGAATAATAGTGATCTCTACGCTACCATCATCTAGAGTGACCATCTCAGGGTTAACTATCTCTATCTCTAGTTCAGATTCCTCTACGTCATCTATACCTTCTGGTGCTGCGTATATACCCTTCTCAATTGCCATAGTTTAATCCCTAACTACCTGTCGGAGTTTGTCCAAGAAACTTTTTTCTTTGATATTTTCATCGTAAAAACGACTTGTCCTAAAATTATCTGGAGACATAGTATCTTTAAAGGCGGGGTCTTCTCCAGCCTCCTCTGCTTTCTTTTTATTCTTATCGCCACGCGTAACTGCATCGTGCGTCATATTTTGTGTTGCGTGGTGATCTAAAAAAAATCTGGCTCCCTTAACTAATTCCTCAAGTGGGGTATCTGGGTCTTCTGCCAATTCAGCAATCTCAGAAGCGCGAGTATGATACTTCTTATTCCACTCTGCGTTTTTAAAACCAAAAGCTGTAAATTGTAACTCTTTCCTAAGTTCTCTCTCGTTCTCGACCCCCATCAAGTCTTGAATTGTATTGAGGTACTCCGCTGAATCCGCGTTCGTGCCATATGAGCGCCTTGTGGGGCCTGTATTTCCGGGGGGTAA